GCCCTGTAGTCAGAAAATAAGCGGGATCATTCCCATCTCCAGTCCCTTCACTGGAATTGGGTCCTCGCCTACTTCCTTTTCTACAGCAGCAAGATATCTCAGCTGTCCTGGAAGGTCAACTACCACGACGTCGACTTCACTGGCACCAATACTATCCAAACACCTAGTCAAGCTGGTGATTGAATCTTCTGCCGGAAAGACTTTCACGAAGATCTCCCATGCTTCCCATGCGTCAGTAAGATACGCAAAGATACGCACTAGAGACTCAGCCTCTGATCTATCCTTGTGTCGTTCGGTATATACCATACGCTTTAGGAGTTCGATCACAGGACGGTGTGGCCACCCGTGAATCCAGATGTGCCCGAGGAAATGCACCCCTTGTTCATCAAGAGGTACAACTTCGCCTGCCGATATCCTTTCCGCCACCCTGAGCGAATCGAATACACGACTTTTCTCAACGCTGACAGTGAATCCTAGCTCAGCCGCAAACTTTGCTAGACTCCCGAGATCGTACTCTGTGTTTGACGCAAATGTCACGTCATCACCAAGAATCAGCACTCTATCCGTTTTGAGTGCAGCTCCTGTGAGTCGTATCAACACATAGTTCATAAGCAGCAGGTTGCCGACTGAGCCCACCAGGCTCGTAAATGCCGATCCACTGGGAATTCCCTTGTGCTTTTGGAATACTTCACCACTGGGCGTGATAAGGCGTGCGTGGATGAAGTCGCTTACGTACCTATCCCACACACTTCTATCCTGCTCGGTCAGATCTAGATGCGTTCTAAGGATGCGAAACACATCATCGACCATAAATGCAGGCATGGATGCGTCATACCCTGAAAAATCTAGCGAGTATACGTATCTGAACCGCGTCTTGAGCTCTTCGACCAATGCGCCTTGTTCGACGCGCCTGAGCCCGATGGCGAATGGACGCCTTCTCGCCAAGTTTGAATGGACTCTCTTCGAGAAAGCCGAACCCACAATACTCGTGATGATCGACGCCATCCATATGAGGCGAGTTTTTGGACCAGTCTTCCCAAACTGTACGCGGCGGCCGAAAGTATAGGGATCAAAACCTCTGGTCCCCTCCCAGACACGCTGTGCAGCTCTGAGAGCCTTGTCCAATACGAAGCGGTTCCTAGTGAAATAAGGAGCCCCAGCATAATTAGACTTATGGATGAAACGAGCCACCACTTCATCCAGTGTGTAAGGCTTTCGCCCTCCAGTCTCGTCACCCGCAACGCTGAGCGTCGCAGAAAACGCGTCCCGGTAAGCGTCGGCATCCCACGATCGTCTTGCTCTGTAACCATGTTCACTTCGAGCGCCGTCGCTGGGTAGTGCAGCTCTCCTGTCTTGAGGATCAGGATCTTCAAGAGCATATCCCAACAACTCGGGCAATGAGTCCGATGATGGCGTTCGTCGCTCTGGTAGGACTGTGGAGCTTCCAACCCCCACTGCCTGGGCACCTGTGGAACTTCGAACGAAGGGCCGTTCTGCTCGCGAGGATTCGTTTCCGTCCTCTCGTCTGCATGCACACGGTCCGATGTTTGAAACGGTGAACTCTCCGGATCCGGCGGTAGAAACACCGGACTTAGCGGGATGGACGGGACATCCATATCGGAATAGCCCTTCCGCCACCCATTCAGGGGACGTGACACTTCTATTGTCCCTTCCGGCGATCAGTTCGGTAGTCTGTTCCCGTACCATCCTTTCGATACCACGATCTATGGCTGGTTTGGTCACAGTTTTGCCGAGATCTCGCCTTGCCCTAACCCATAGAGGATTAGAACTGCGGTATTCGCCGAGATATGTTATCGCGGCCCGCGCGCGCAAATCATCGAGTATCATACGCGCTCCCTTCAGAATCAGGCCTAAAAGCGTCCTACACAGCGGCCTCTACAGTGCAGTTCGGTGAGGTGAGTAATCTCACATTATATACGCTTACTCAAGGCGTGCCTGGACCTGTCCTTTCCTCAAGGCAATGAGGCAGGTGCTAGAAGAATAGCTGGGTTAAGCCCACCAATCTACTCCTCGCGGAGATAAACA